CTTCGGTGACACGGGTGGTAAGTCTCCAAATGGAGAATCATCTTTCACGCCAGCAGCATACAACTATGAGTTTGGCGCAGATTTAGCTGCTGATGCAGCCACTGCTTCATCAAACGTTATTGTTGTTGACTTTACAGCGGCACTATTCGGTACCAACTTTGCTCCACAGCACCTAGGTCACAGATATGCTAACCTACTAGCAGTAATTAACTTTGCTAGTCAGGATATCTACAGAACCACTCAACGTGGTCCTGGCTCTTGGTTGTTGACCTCTCCTCTAATGGGCTCGATGCTAGAATCAGCCGCTAAACTAGAGGGTGGTGTAGCTTCTTCCGATAAGCCTACTAACATGGGCGGCGGTAAGACTATTGAGTATAAGGGCAAGTTTGCTGGTAAGTATGACCTGTTCATCGATCCTCTCTACCCAGAGGACGAGATCATGGTCGGCTATAAGGGAGAGGGTCCAATGGACGCAGGTTTTGTCTACGCTCCATACATTCCTCTACAGCAGCTACCAACAGTTGTTGATCCAGAGAGCTTCCAACCTCGTAAGGGTATCCTTACTCGTTACGCTAAGGCAGCTATCCAACCAGCGTCTAGATTCTATAGAATCATTAGAGTCGTTGGCCCAGCAGAGAACTCAGTGACTAGTCCAATGGCTAAGAATACTACTGCTTTCGGAACTACTGTATAATTAAATTAAATAGTAGTAAGTAAATGATAAAACCTGCCTACCGAAAAAAAGGTAGGCAGGTTTTTCTCTTTAGGTATAAATATAATGATAGAGTATGAAAACACTTCTCACACGACTGTAGTAGTTGTAGTAGATGGAAAATTAAAAATTATTGAACCTAGGGAAAAAATAAAAGCTAGAAATGTTGTTTATACTCCATCTCTAACTGAAATAAAGAAAGTTGAAAGCCCACCTAAAATAAAAAAAAAGAGAGTAACTAATGCCAGTAAGACCAAAAATTAAATCATACGGTGACTCGTTTGGAACCTACGGAGGAGACGGACTAAACGATTATTCTGTTAAGCCTGATAATATTGACCCTAGTAAATTAGGTAACAATAGAATAAATGATGGCTTTGAATTAAATAGATTTGAGGAGTCAATTAGAGACTTTATTCTGGCTAGGCTTGGGCATCCAGTGGTTAGAGTAGAGCTAACTGATTTCCAAATAAAGACGGCTATAGATGAAGCTGTAAGCCACATGTCTCATCATGCTCCACTGTGGACTAGGCAGATAGCTGCTTTTCAGACGGAAGCTAGAGAGAATTTATATGAGCTTCCACCATACATGATTCAAAACCTACAGTATGTTGTATATAAGAAGACCCTCCTTTCTATAGCTGCCCAGTCTGGCACTTTAGAGTTTGATTTCTTTATTAAGTATTTCCAAGAAAATCATCTTCTAAACGATTTCTCTGTAGGAGAATTTTTACTTTTACAACAAAATCTGGAGCAGATGAGAAAAGTTTTATCCCAAGAAGGTTCCTGGGATGTTATAAATAATAAGTATATACAGGTGTATCCTACTCCAGTTAGTGATGAGCAAGTAGTAATATTAGAGTATAGAGCTTTGGATACAAATACTATCCATCCTGCTTATAGAAATTGGATACAAAGATATTCTCTGGCTGTAGGGAAGGAGATCTTGGGACAGACCAGAGGAAAGTATGCTGTCCTCCCTGGCCCAGGAGGAGGATCACAGCTTAATGGAGATAAACTTGTTGAACAGGCTGCGAGAGAAAAAGAAGCTTTGATAGCAGAACTTTTAACTGAAATTGAAGAACCTCCAGTCTTTACATTATACTAATGTCAAAAAAGCCATATACAGTAACTACCAATGTCCCTCCCTTAGCTGGGGATGACATAGAGTCTGGCCTTGGATTATTTGATCAGGACAATGTAGACATAGGCATGTTTAATCTGGTTGACGATGAGCAGATAAGGTTATCTGGATCTAAAATACTATTTTTCAAGTATATGAGATCGGAGAGTTCTTTTGACGATGTTTACATGGAAGAAAGAAATAAGCCTATTACCCAGGAAGGTATAATTGCCTGGGCTCATTATGATCCTAAGCCTGTGGAAGAAAACCTGGGGGAATTTGGAATTGAGTTAGAGAATGAGCAAATTTTTGTGTTCAATAAATCCCACATAGAAAATAAAATAAATAGGACCCCTATACCAGGAGACATCATAAAGCCTATGTTTCAGAATCAAAAGTATGAAATATTTGAGGTCCAAGAAGATGAATTCCAAGTATACGGAGTATACCACTTAAATTGCTTTGCTAAACTCCTCAGAGAACATCCAGATATACAGGACACTATTAATGTAGATAATAGTGATGACGTTGGAGGATTCATAGGAGACTAGTTATGGTAAGAAGAACAGTTACAGAAAGTGTTGTTGACGAATGCCATCTAGATTCTGGGGGCACCTCGTTTGCTAACGACAAAAAGGATATGGCTTCAGTCCTATCAAAGACTAGAAATCGTATCATAGATATGAATAAGGCTAGGCATAACATATCTAATACGTATAGAGAAATACTAAGAGCCCTTAGGAATACCTTAGGTAGCCTAGTTTATGTTGATTCTGAGGGGAACACAGTTCCAGTAAAAAATATTCACGCCAACCCAGAAAGAGCCGTAGCAAAGATTCATCAGCAGGATAATACAATATTACCAATAACTTCTGTATCTCAATCCGTAACAAACAATGATGACACTAGAAGGAGATATGAGCCTATGTTAGTGTCTGAGAAATATTGGGACGAATCTTCTCAGAGGGCAATAAGGATACTAAGTTTCCCAGCTAGACCAGTTAATATTACTTATGATATAAATATTTGGTCTAAGTATATAACCGATCTCGATCAGCTTTCTGAGCAGATAAGATTATTTTTTAATCCCTCTCTTCAACTAGCAACTAAAAATAACACCGTTATTAAGGCGTTTTTAGAGGAAGAATCAGACGAGGGCAATATGGCAGCAGGAGACGGAACAGATAGGCTAGTTAGGAGAACGGTAGTTATATCTGTTGAAGGTTACATCCCCAGCCCTAAATACTTATACACTTCTACTGGAAAGATAGAGCTTTTCGTTTTAAACCCAGAAATACACAATATTGTGGGTAGAAAATAATTTGCATATAATCATGCAAACTAAAGTAAATAAGTAAGAGTTATGAAGAACATAAAGAACCAATCTACACAAGGGTTAGAAATTTTCCTGACAACAGAAATAGGTCCTAAGACTCATTGGATTGCTCCTAGAGAGGTCATCCAAGTTCCTGCTAGTTATATTTCAAGCCAACTACAGCTAATGCACCAACGAAAATTAATTAAAATATTCTAATGGTTAATATCCTAAGCCCCGATGTTTATGTTATTGAGAGAGACATATCTGAATACGCCCCAACTGTAAATTCTTCAGTTGTAGGTTTAGTAGGATTTGCGTCTAAAGGTCCGATGAATAAGGCTACTCTAGTCACCAGTCCTCAAAATTTAACCAGGGTTTTCGGTAGACCTTCAGAAAATATTTCTGGTCAAGCTCTTGAGGGAGCTATAGAAATTCTAGAGACTACTAATCAAGTTTATTTTGTCAGGGCTGGAGATTCTGACACCGCTACTGATGCATCCTCAACTGTAGCTTATGGGGGATGCCCAGCAGTAAACATTGCTGCTAGTGGTTTTGGGGTTGTTAGCTCTTTATACCTAAAAGTAGATGTTTCTAGCAACGCTGGAACTGATCAGTATACTACTACAAAGTCTTTCGCTATTCCTGCTGGAACGGGAACTGGGGGCCAAGCTCAAGCAATCAGAAGTATTGTTGGTGGATCCTTAGATAGTGACAAGGTTGGCCTTGAGTTTGATACCACCACTAGCACCACAGGATTCCTTGTTGGATCTTGGGCAGGTTCTGGTACCGCTATGACAGTATCAGCTTATTCTGATTCTGACTACACCGTAGGAGTATCGGCATTTAACGTTCTTGACGGACTTGGCGTTGTATCGGCGGGTCTCTATGGCGCGGCTGAGACTGGAGTAGGCAGTGGAGATTACTCTTCAGTAACAGTATTTGGATCTGAGATTAACAGCAGTGGTCTGAGTTACGTTGCACAAACAATTCATCCTGGTGATGGGTATAACGCTGGCACTAAGGCTAATGGAGACACTAGTGGAAATAGTATAGAACTAGATGCTAAGGGTGGAGCTAATGCTGTTTTAGCTGTTAATGAAGATGGAACTAAAGCAGAAGAATTTAAAGTTAGCTTGATATCTAATGCAGATTTTATTGAAGACAAGATTAATGTTGGAGAAACCAACACTACTTCCGATATAATTAAGGGCCAACTTTACTTCTCTGGGGCTCCTGGGGATCCAACGGCACTTACTAACTATACTGATAATATCAGTACCATAGGAACTTTAGAAATTTTTGGAGGATCCACTAATCCGATAGGTTATGATCATGATATGGTCGCATGGCAAGACGAGACAAATAGTGGAGGCGTGTCTGGAGCGTATGGTATAAATATGAATCCTAGGTTCGTTAAACCTCTAGAAGGCACCACTAACATGACGGGAGGAGCTAACGGAGATTCGGCTAACCAAGCTACTTCACTAATAGGAGATTCTTCGGTTACTCCTAAGACTGGTATGCAAGCTTTAGATGATGATTCTATCAACATCTCCATGGCCGCTGTTCCAGGTCAACATGATCAGACTGTTCAGAATGCTCTAATTACTTTAGCAGAAAGCACTCAAGAATTCCTTGCAGTGGTGTCTCCTCCTTATGCTGTAGGAACAGTACAGAACGCCATTGATTGGAGTAACGGAAGGTCTGATACTAGAACCGCAGCTATAAATAGCTCCTGGGCGGCTGTTTACTGGCCTCACACGAAGGTGTTTTCTTCCGCTGATAAGAAGGATATCTGGTTAGATCCTGCTGTATACGGAATAAGAGCTATGGCTTTAACAGATAATATTTCAGAAACTTGGTTCGCTCCCGCAGGAGCTAACAGAGGAAGATTAACTAAACCTACAGAAGTTGAAGTTATTCTAAATAAAGGTGATAGAGATTCTCTATACACTGGAGGTAATATCATTAACCCGATAGCTAAGTTCCCTCAGAGGGGTATCATGATTTTCGGACAGAGAACTGCTCAAAGAAAGCCAACTTCATTGGATAGAATCAATGTTCGAAGGCTTATGATCTTTGTCATGAAAACTGTGAGACTAGCTACTAGAGATCTTATCTTTGAACCAAACGATGAATTCACTTGGGCACTTATACAGGGAGTATTAGAGCCGTTGATGGACGATATCAAGAGAAGAAGAGGGATTATCGATTTCAGAGTAGTCTGTGATGACACTGTCAATACTCCAGCGAGAGTGGACAGAAATGAACTTTGGACTAAGGTAATCATCAAGCCTACAAAGACTGCTGAAGCACTAGTCTTTGAAATAAATCTAACATCTCAAAGTGCTGATCTAGGTAATCTATAATGGCAGACTCATTTTATAAAACAAGATATGGTCGTAATTTTCAGGCTGGTCAAGGCTTGCCCCATATATCTAGTGAGCTAGACTCACACAGAATTTACCAGTTTGAAGTCCAATTCTTCGGACTCCCACCAGACTTAGCTACACAGCAGCAAGACTTAACTCTAGCTGCTAAGCAGGTTACTGCTCCTGGAATGGCTGTTGAAGATATTGAAGTAAACAGAGTTAATGACAAAGTTTACTATCCAGGCAAAGCATCGCCAGAGGATATTACAATAACTTTTGATAACCTAATGCTCAGAAAGACATCTGAGACTTTGTGGGAGTGGTTTAAATCTTCTTATGACCCTATGACTGGTGAGATGACTAAGAACTCTGCACCAGGAGGTGGTAACGGGACTTTCAAGGCTAACAGGATGGATATCTTCCAGCTAGATAATACTGGAACTCCCCATTCTACTACCCAGCTATATGGTGTTTATCCAAAATCTTGGAAGGCTGCTGAGTTTAATTACGAAACAAATGGTTTTCATACTCTTGAAGTAACTTTCCGATATGATTTCATGGATCAGTTTAATAACTAAGTTAAACCTGAACTGAGTATCTAGAAGTCCAGTTACTTTAGGGTAACTGGACTTCTATAATAATATAATGAATACTTACTTGGATCAACTTCTGGAAGCGTATGAAACTCTATACGAGCAAGCTGAGGAACTAGATCCTCAGGCCGAACAGGCTGCTATGGACGCTGCTAGAGAAGCTTCTCGGTATAATATGAATAAACCATATAATCCCACTGAAGGGTTATATGTTTTTGCTACAAAAGCAGGAAAGATAAATTTTTCTAACAGCCCTTCGGCAGCGTATCAAAAAACTGCTCTAGAAGTC